GGTGGAAAACGGTCATGATCGTGATGGATTGGGTTCAGAAGAGAATTATTTCTGGAAAACAGCAAAAGAACGCAAAAAAACAGAAAATGATACCTTAATTGGTGGTGGAGAAATCAATATTGAACCAGAGTTGGGATAAATAAACTTATTACTTAAAAAACCCTTATAGATATATTAGGAAAAATATATCAAATTGAATGGCAGTTCAAATTTCTCGTGCATTTAAAGACATTAGTTTGTCATTTAGTCGGCATCCAGTGACAAATGACGTTACTGTGCTGAAAAATGAGGATGCAATTAAGAAATCAGTTGTTAATTTATGTCGAACACGCATCAATGATAGATTTTTTAATGATTTATTGGGTACATCAATCGAAGATTCGTTGTTTGAAACGAATTTAAATGACATTTCATCATTTTTAGAAAGGGAAATTGCTGTTTTACTCAAAAACTTTGAGCCAAGAATACGATTAACAAACGTTTTAATTGATTCTATAATTGATTCAAATGAGTTACAGATAAGAATTGAGTATGAAATTACAGGATTACCATTTCCAACACAAAATATCGAATTTTTACTTCAACCGACTAGGATATAATGTCATTTACACAGTTTACTAACCTTGATTTTAATACTTTAAGAGCTCAAATTAAAGATTATTTGAGAGCAAACTCAGATTTTTCTGATTTTGACTTTGAGGGATCCAATTTTTCTATTTTAATTGATACTCTAGCATATAATTCGTACATAACTTCTTATAATACGAATATGGCTGTTAATGAATCCTTCATTGACAGTGCAACTTTGCGTGAAAATGTCGTATCATTAGCAAGAAATATAGGTTATGTACCAAGATCAAAAAAATCTGCAGTTGCAAAGATAAATTTCAATGTAAATGCACCCTCTGGGGCAAATACTATAAAGTTAAACAAGGGTTTAGTTGCATTAGGATCAGTTCAAGGTGGAAATTACGTATTTTCAATTCCTGATGACATTACTGCAACACCAAATAGTCGAGGAATAGCAAATTTTAGCAATATTTCAATCTATGAAGGCAATTATTTAACAAAAACCTTTAGAGTAGACAGATCACAGGCTAATCAAAGGTATATTTTACCAAATGCAAATATTGATACCTCTTCAATTCGTGTTGAAGTTGAAGAAAGTGGTTCAACTCAGGTCTATAATGCATATACAAACATTTTTGATGTAAATTCTGAGTCAAGGTTGTTTCTTTTTCAAGAAATTGATGATGAAAGATACCAAATTATGTTTGGTGACAACATTCTAGGAAAAAAACCAGCAAATGGATCTATAATAAGAGTTAGTTATATTGTTACAAATGGAATAGATGGTAATAATGCTGCTAATTTCAACTTTTCTGGAAAATTAACGTATAATGTTGGAGGTGTAAAGAAAGATATAACAAGTGGCATATCCATCTTAACGACTACACAGAAGTCGGAAAACGGAGATTCGATAGAATCTGTGGATAACATAAAATACCTTGCTCCAAGGGTCTATGCGTCGCAGTACAGGGCAGTTACGCCAAATGACTATAAGAGTCTGATACCTTTTTTATACCCAAATATTGACTCTGTAAGTGCATATGGTGGAGAAGAACTTGACCCACCAGAATTTGGAAAAGTTTTCATTACTGTTAAACCAAAAAATGGTGAAGTTTTATCTGCTGTAGTCAAAGATTCAATTAAAAATGATTTAAAGAAATATACAGTAGCTGGCATTAAACAAGAATTTCTTGATTTAAAGTATTTGTACGTAGAGTTTGATTCAACTGTGGCATATGATTCTGGATTCATCTCGGATGAATTAAATTTACAATCTCGAATATTATCCTCAATTGAGACTTATGCAAAATCCTCAGATATTAACTCCTTTGGTGGAAGATTAAAATATAGTAAGTTGCTTGCACAAATTGACAGAGTTGATACTGGAATAACTTCAAATATTACTAAACTGATAATGAGAAGAGATTTGAAACCCTTATATAACCAATTATCGACATATGAAATATGTTATGGAAATAAATTTCATGCTGATTTAGAGGGATTTAATATTCGTTCTTCTGCATTTAAGATTGAAGGAGTTGATGGGGACGCATATTTGACAGATTTCCCAGATAATAATCAAACTACTGGAATAATTAAATTTTTTGTAATTGATGGTGGAACAATTACTTATATCAATAATAATGCTGGAATTGTAGATTACATAAGAGGTGAAATAAATTTATTTCCAGTTAATATAACGTCTACATCTCTAGCTGAAAAGATTGAAATTGAAATTACTCCTGAATCTAATGATATTGTGGCAAAAGAGAACCTTTACATTGTGCTAGATACTAAGGGAAACAGCAAACTCAACTTATTGGAGGACGTTCTTGTTTCTGGTTCCAATGTTTCTGGAACGAACTATAACCCACCATCTAGTTTCATTAGCAACAAAAAATATACAAGGTAACAGATGTTAGATAAAAAAGTTAAAATTTCAAATATTCTTGGTAGCCAAATACCAGACTTCATACAAGCAGATAATCCACTTTTTATAGATTTTCTAAAACAATATTATGAATCTGAGGAACGTGAGTATGGAGCAACATACTTATCTGATCATATTTCATCTCTTAAACAAATATCTACTGTTTCTGACATTTCATTAGTTGAAAAGCAAACAGTTTCCGCACCAAATAGAACATCACCAGAAAAACCTGTTTTTCTAACATCATTAACATATGCTTTTGATGATGAAATAACTGTAAATCAAGGTGAAGGGTTTCCTGACAAATATGGTCTCATAAAAATTGATAATGAAATTATTACTTATACTGGAAAAAGAAAAAACTCAACAAATATTGCAATAAATGACGGTAAAATTGATGCTAAGTATGATACAATTATAAGTGGAATATCTACTACAGATATTAAAATTAACGATATAGTGGGTCTATACTCAGTCAAAAGTGAAGATAAAGAAGATAAGATCGTAATTATACCCAACACAAGAGTTTCTAGCATTGGTGCCAATACGATAACAGTTGATAGGCCAATATCTGGAATTTCAACTCATAATTTTATTGAACCTGATGATACTATAAAAGGTTCATTTTCATTTACAAGAGAAAGTTTTACATTTACTGGTTGCGTTCGTGGGTTTAGTGGAATATCTGCAATTGAAACAGTTGGAACTCCTGAGTTTTTAACCTTTAGCGATACTAACGCAGCAGCACATAATGTAAATTCATTAGTGGTTAATTTAAGTTTTCTTTTTGTAACTGAATTCTATAAAAAATTTAAAAAACACTTTTTACCTGGTTTGCAGAATAAAAGTTTTTCAAGCGGATTAAATGTAGAGAATATTTTATCGAGAGCAAGAGATTTTTATAGTTCAAAAGGAACAGATACTTCACTTAAAATTTTGTTTCAAGTTTTATATGGGGAACAGGTTAATATTATAAAGCCCTTTGACCAAACAATTCTACCTTCAGATGCAGATTGGGATGTTACTGATGATATGATCGTGGAATCTATAAGTGGAAATCCTTTAAATTTAGTAGGTCTCAAAATATATCAAGATTCTTTTGTAAATCCAACTGCAAGTGGATCTGTGGCAAATGTAGAGGAAATATATTTAAAAAGTAAAAAATACTTTAAAATTTCTTTTTCAAAGGGAACAATAATTAATAAATTTAAAGTTTCAACAAAAACAAAAGTTGTTGGAACCGCATCTACCACAGAAGTTACTACTGTAGACTCTACAATTGGATTTAGTAATTCTGGTAACTTTTACTACTTAAACGCAGATAATAGATATGCATTAGCAACTTATACATCGAAATCAAACAATCAATTTTTTGGGTGCACTGGAATTTCTAAAATTTTTCTAGAATCTGATTCAATAATTGATGGTAATTTCATTTATGGTTATGAAAATAATGACTTAGCAAAAATTTGCACAATGCGAGTAACTGGGTCAGTTTCTGATATTTCAAATAATATTGATACTACAAAATATTTTGACGTTAATGATAAGATAAGGGTAAAAAACTTAGGTGAAAAAATAACCGATGATGATCCTAAGTTTAAAAACTGGTTTTATAATAATTTATCCTATGTTGATGTGATTAATCATGATGGAACCGAAGAATTCACTACTAAAGTAGATCATTTTTTGAAAAAAGGAGATAAAATTGATATTATTCTTAAATCAACTGGAAATGTAATCTCTTCAAATGTCTCAATTAAAAATGCAAACGAACCAAATAAATTTAGTATAGAAACCACAAATGCACCAAACATTGTTGGTGACTATGTAATAAGAAAAAAAATTAGTTATATTGATAGTAATTTTGGTATTACCTCTCTGATGGGTAATATACAAAATAGTTTTAGTGATGTTGATAAAAATACTTATGTTTCTTTTTCTGGATATCCATCAAATTTTGAAACAACAATTGATAATAGGGCAAAAACGTTTTCATCACTAGGTGTTAGCACTGTTGGAGCTGGAATTACAGTAAATGATCATAAGTTTTTAAACGGAGAACAGGTTTATCTTAAGTTGAATACTCTAGAATTGGGGCAATCATCATTCGGATCTGGAATTATTGGAATTACAACTGGTTTTTACTATGTCAATGTTATTGATGAAAATAATATTAAGTTGGCTTTAAGTAAATCTAATTTGTATAATGGATCACTAGAACAACCAAGATACATTTCAAACGTTAATGATTCACTATTTTCTGGGGTGATTCATACAATTACTCCAGCAAACTTACATAAAGGAGGCAAATTACAAAATCAAAATAATTTTAAAAGAATATATAAAAATCCAAAGATATCAACTAAAAAAGAGGTTATCGCTGATTCTATTGGTGTTTCTTTAAACGGAGTAGAGTATAGATCCCCAATTTCAAAAGATTCTATACATTACGGCCAAATTGATAAAATAGAAATTTTAAATTCTGGAAAAGATTATGATGTAGTTAATCCACCCACTCTATCAATAACAGATAGTAAAGGAAGTGGATGTGTTGGTAGTGGAAATTTTTCTGGTAAAATATCTGAAATTATTTTAACTAATCAGGGATTTGATTATGATGAAACACCTTCAGTAACAATATCAGGAGGTAATGGCTCTGGTGCAGTATGTGAAGCAAAAATGAAAATACTTGAACACAGTGAAGTTTTTACAGACTTTGATGTTGATTTAGCTACAAATACTTTTAGAAGCAAAGATGGAGATTTGATTAAATTTTTAAACGGAGAAGAAGTCATATACACCTCTACAGGAAATCCAATAGGAATTGAAACTGGTGTCAATGTTGGGTTCAATACAAATAAATTAAGTTCAGGAACATCTTATTTTATTTCTAAAAGATCTGACACTTCATTCTCTCTTAACGTTAAAAAAGAAGATGCTATTGCAGGAATTAATACTATATTTTTTATATTAAATGGAAATGGAGCACATTTATTCAATTCAAAAAAACTTAGAAAAGTTATCGATAAAATAGTAGTTAAAAACTCTGGTTCTTTATATTCAAATAGAAAGGTAGAAATTTTATCTCAACAATACCCAACTATTAATAGAAATGATTTATTTAAAACATTTGTTGGCATAAACACCTTTAATAACTACATTTATGCAAAAAATCATAATTTTAAAAATGGTGATAACGTTGAATATAGTTGTGATGGGACAGTGATTTCTGGATTATCAACATCTAAACTTTATAAAGTTACAGTTGTTGATAATGATAATTTTAAATTAAGTAATGCTGGAACAATATCTACAATTACAAGTACAAATTATGATAGAAAAATATATGAAAGTTTGAATAGTATTGGAGTGGGAATACACACATTCAAATATCCAGATATTAAAGTTAACATCAGTAATGATGTTGCAATTGGTTTAACATCAACGATACCAGATTATTACAAAGGAAAGGCTGAGGCAAAGGTAACAGGAAAATTAGAAAATGTATTTTTACAAACTGGAGGAGTTGGTTATGGTGTATCCAACATCATAAATTATGATCGACAACCAAATGTATCACTCTTAACTGGAAGTGGTGGATCACTAACTCCTGTAATTTCTAATGGAAGAATTATAAGTGTTATAGTATCTAATTCTGGAGAAGGATACACTACACCACCAGATTTAGAAGTTATTGGAGTAGGGACAGGAATAAGATCCACTGCTAAGTTAAAAGCAATAGTTTCTGGAGGAAAAATAACTGAAGTTAAAGTTATAAATTCTGGATCTCAGTATATTGCAGATAAAACACTCATACAAATCATTCCAAGTGGGAAAGATGCCTCTTTTTCTGCAAAAATACATAATTGGAAAATAAATTCTGTAGAAAGGTATAAATCATTTTTATCATCAGACAATGAATTATTACAAATAACTTCTGAATCAAAAAATAAAGGAAATAAAATTTGTTCATTTTACTTATCAGAAAAATATAGAGAGGGTCGGGTAGAAGATTTTAATGATACGACAAA